GATCACAAAGGCTCCTGCACTATCGCGGGCGTCGATTATTGGATCAGCGCCTACATTAACGAATCTCGCGACAACGGAGAAAAATTTTTCCGCCTCTACTTCGAGCCAAAGAAAACGGAAGCGAATGGCTCCGCGCCAGTGCAGGCCGCCGATCTCTCCGCCACGCCCGACATTCCCTTTTGATGAGCCCCGAGGAACAGCAAGCCGCGTGGTGCGTGCCCGCCGAGGAGCCGTGGTTCCGCGCGCTTCTCCAAAAAATGGAAGACCACATTGCGGACGCGCAAATTTTTGTGACGATGCCCGCGACCGCGCAAAATCACGGCACCCTCGCCAGCGCCGCCGGGCGTCTCGACGCGCTCATCACACTCCGCGAAGACCTCGCCGCTACACGCGCCGAGGCTTTCGAGGCGAAGAAATAATTCTTCCCTCCGTGTTCTCCGTGTCCTCCCTGGTTAATTAGTTTTCCTAACAATTTTCGTCCCGTTTCGTCCCGTTTCGTCCCGTTTCGCCAGCACCCTCTAGGCACCCCGCATTTCTTCTGGCAGTCGGCTCGTAGTGCGGGGGCTGAACGGCCCGCCGCGTGGCCGTGAAAATGTGCGGTCCCGCAACAACCCTCCGTTCTGACAACGCGACTTGGACGCACCAAAAGCCATGGGACAGACAGAATCAGACTTCAATATCGGCGAGGTCATTGACGCACTAGGGATTCAACTCCCGACACGAGTCGATGAAATTCCGGCGGCCAAAGAGGAGCCTGCGCAAGCAGAGCCCGAGGCCGACCAGGAGACGGTCGCCGAGGACAACACTGACAACGAAACAACCGAGGAACAAGAATCCACCGACGAGCCAGCCGATGAGGCCGACGAGACCGAGGAGACCGAGGAAACCGAAGAGAGCGACGAGGAGGAATCCGACGACGAAGCCGAGGCGCAAGCCCCCGAGCCCGCTGCCGTGAAGAAACTCCACAAGCGAGTCGATAAGCTCACCGCCCGCGCCAAAAGCGCCGAGGAGCAAGCCGCCACGCTGCAAGCCGAACTCGCCGCCACAAAAGATGCGCTCACTAAAGCGCAACCCATCGTGGTGCAGGACGCCGCCGATCCCTTGGCCGATGTGCAATCCGTGAATGAACTGGAAAGCCGTCTCGCCGCCGCCAACACCGTGCTCGACAATGTGCCCGACCTGATCGCGAAAGCGGACATGGAGGGTGGCGAAATCGATGTGCCGATGGGCGATGGCAGCACGCGCCGATTCTCCAAGGCGGAATTGCAAGAGCGCCTGCGCACCGCACGGGCGATTCTCAAAGCCGAGCCGCAGCGCCGAAACTATTTCGCCGCCCGCGAGACCTACCAGCACGAGGCCAGACAGGTTTACCCCGAATTGTTCCAAAACGAGTCGCCAGCCCGGAAGATGATGCTCGAAACGCTCAAAGCGTATCCCGGCATCGCCAAGCTCCCGAACCTGGAACTCATCATCGGTGATGCCATTCGTGGGCAAGCCATCCGCTTCCAGCAAGCCGAGGCCGTCCAAAAGAAAGCCGCGACCGCAAAGGCCAAGCCTGCCGCACCCGCCGCCAAGCCCGCCATGGCACCCAAAGTTGTCAGCCCCTCCGCCGCCCCGAAAACCAAAGCCAAAGCCAACCCCCTCGAAGCCCTGAAAAAATCTGGAAACCGTGATGCCGCCGAAGCCTTCGTCGCCTCACTTTTTAACTAACCAACCCACCAACCTTAAAACCAACCCACCAAAATTATGCCAGCTACACCAATCACCACAGTCAAAGGCCAGCGCGAAGATCTCTCCGACGCGATGGTTCTTATCGAACCGGGCGACACGCCCCTTTTCTCCATGTGCAAAAAAGCCAGCGAGCCGAAGAATGTTCTCTTCCAATGGCCCGCTGACAACTACGCCACCCCGCAGACCGGCGGCGTTCTCGCCAATGCGGATGTCACCTCGTTTGACGACGAGCACGCCAACCGTGAACTCCTCGCAGGCCGCGTCCAAAAAGTCCGCCGCTCGTTCCAAGTGGACGACCTCGTGGAAAATGTCGCCGACCTCGCAGGCATTGGCCGCAAGCAAGCCTTCAACAAAGCCGGAGCAAAAGCTCTTGTCGAATTGAAGACCGACATCGAGGCCATCATGGGCAGCGACAACGACAGCCAAGTGGAATCCGGCGCGGCTCCTTACAAGACTCGCGGCATCGGTTCCTGGATCAGCTCGGGCGCGCAGGCCGACACGGCCACTGCCGTTCCCGCAGCGTTCCGCACGCCAGCGTCCTCGATCAACACAACCGTCACAACCTCCCTCACGGAGAGCAATGTGATCGATGTGCTCGAGTCGATGTTCAAAGTCCGCAAGGCCAAGAAGAACTACGACCTCGTGTGCGGCACTGCCCTCAAGCGTGCGTTCACAAACTTCATCCGTATCCAAACCGGTTCGCCGAATGTCATGAGCACCGTCCGCACTTTCTCCAGCGATGTGGAAAGCAAAAAGATCGTGAACAGCATCGACATCTACGAAGGCGACTTCGGCAGCCTCAGCCTGCATGTCTCGACCTACCTCGCCAATGGCGCGGCAGCCGCCGTCTCCGCCGCTCGCGGATATGTCTGCGACATGGACCTCATCTCGATTGGTTTCAACCGCAAGCCCCGTATGGAGGAGCTTGAGGATCGTGGTGGTGGTCGCCGTGGATTCGTGGACGCCATCTTCGGCGTTGCCGTAGCCAATCCCCAGGTGCTCGGCAAATTCGCCGCAACGGCCTAACACACCCCGCCCGCACAGCCGGTGGCCCTTTGTCATTGTGGGCCACCGGCACTCGGGCCGCTTTTTCATCCTGATGAACGACGCGCTCAAAGAAGTCCTCTCGGAACTCCCCGGCGATCTCGCCGAGGGGGCGAAGAACGAACTGCTGGATCAGTGGAACAACAAGGCTGTGCAAGCGGATGCCCGCCAGCACGCCATTGCCGCCGACCATGCCAAGCAAGCTCTCCGCTCGATTGAGGGCATCGGCGCGTTGTCTCTCAGCATCGACCCCCAGATTTATCATTTTTGGAATTGGAAACTGCCCGGTTGCTGGCGCGACAGCGATTTCATCCGCTGGTTTAAGCGCAACTTCCCGCAATGCGTGGTGCGCTGCGGCGGCACGGGCAAAATCGCACTCCTCATGCCGGGCTTGAAAACCGCTTGATGCAAGACGACGACCAGCCCCGCGACACAAAATTCTGGGTGGGCCAGCTCACCCAAGCCGCAACGGATGGCGGCTGGTTCAGCGCCACCCGTGGCCGGAATTACGACACCCGCATGGCCCTGTGGGATGGCCAATCCTCGGATGGCCGCAAGTGGGCCACCAACTACGGGCGAAATGTTTTTCCCTGGGAAGGCTCCAGCGACTCACGAATCCGCTTGGCCGATCTTGTTTGCAACCGCGAGACCCAACTTTGCCTCACCGCCACTTTCGCCGCCCGGCTGCAAATGATGCCGGTTGAATCCTCGGACGCCATGGCCCGCACCGCCGCCGAGGCCGTTATGAAATGGATGCTCTTTCAGCATTGCGCCTCCGACTTGCGCCGGGAACTCGAAATCGCGCTCAACATCCGCGCCACCTACGGCCTCGCGGTGATGGGTTGCTTTTGGAAAACGACCACTCGCGTGGAGGAGAAATCCATCTCGCTTGAGGATTTGATCACCATGGCCGCCGAGACCCGCGACCCCGCCGTGGAGTCTTTCATCGGGGCCGTGCTCGACCCGCTGCAAGAAGACCTCGCCATCGAAATGGCCGAGCAATACGCCCCCGGCACCGGCTCCGCCGCGAATATCCAAAAGCTCCGCGAGGGCGGCACGGTGGAATACACCCAACCCTACATTTTTGAGAGCAAGCCCGAGTGGACTGCCCTCGAACCTTTCAACGATGTGCTTTTCCCCACCGCGACCTTCGACCTCCAGCGCGCCCCGTGGATCGCCCGCCGCGAGCTGGTGACATGCGAGGAGTTGGAGGAACGCACACTCACCGAGGGCTACCCCGAGGAATTTTACGAGCAGGCCGAGCGATTCAAAGGAGCCAGCCTGTGGCCGATATACAGCCAGCAAAACCACAATCGCCGCGACAGCATTCTCTGGCAGGACAACCGCGACCTCATCGAAATCTGGCATGTTTACTCGAAGGAAACCGATGAGGAGACCGGCGCGACAAAGGTCATGTGCCGGATCATGCACCCGAATGTGAGCCTCTACGCCAAGGAGGAAATTTCTCCCTACTCCCATGGCGAGTATCCCTTCATTGAGCTACCCCGCGAGCGCATCACCCGCTGCCTGCTGGAAAGCCGGGGCATCCCCGAAATCGTCTCGACCATGCAGGCCGAGATCAAGACCCAGCGCGACTACCGCACCGACCGCGCCGGGATCGCCATTTTGCCCCCCATGCGCGTGCCTGCCAATCGCGGCAAGCTCGACATCATCCTCGGCCCGGCCACGCAAATCCCCGAGCGCCGCCCGAATGAATTTGGCTGGATGCAGCCGCCGCCGTTTGACCAAGGCACCATTGAGATCGAGCGCGCCGTCCGCCGTGATGTGAATGAATACTTCGGCATGGCGGGCGAAGGAGTCGATCCGAACTACGCCGCGCTCGTGCAGCAGCACATGGTGGATCGCTGGCTCCGCGACTTCAAAGCCATCCTCTCGCAGACCTACCAACTCATGCAGCAATACATGCTGCCGGTCCAAATCCTCCGCGTCTCCGGTGGGCAGGCCACCCCGTTCCAAGCCGACCGCGAAAGCATCCAGGGCAAGTTCGACCTCATGGTTGATTGGGACGCCAAGAACCTCGACGCCGAAGCCCTCGGCGTAAAGCTCGACTACATCTCGAAAGCCATCGTCCCGATGGATGTCGCCGGTGTCATCGACCGCGCCGGACTCGTCAAATTCATCATGGCCGCCGTGGACCCGAATCTCGCCGACCTCCTCGTGCGCGACCCTGGCCCCGCCGCCGCCATCGAGGCAAACGAGGAACAACTCGCCTACACAAAAATCGCCGCAGGCACCGAGCCCGAACTCCCCGCCGAGGGCCAGAACCACCAGCTCCGCGCCCAAGTCCTGCAAGGCATCATCCAAGCAAACCCCGCCGTCCAACAGCGTTACCAGCAAGATGAGATTTTCCGCAACATGATCGATGCCCGCTTGAAGGGTTTCAACTTCCAGCTCCAGCAACAACAAAACGCCCAGATCGGTCGCCAAGGCACCCTGCCCGCGCTGCAACAAGGAGCGCCGCAACCAACCCAACCAACCCAATAAACCGCCATGAGATCCGTCACATTCCAATCCGTCCTTGACGGAGCCGCCGCCCGCATCGGGCTTGACCCCACGCAGACCATCCAGCCCTCCACAGCGTCGGCGCTGACGGAGTATATCAACACCCGCACCCGTTTTGCGTGGGAGGCTTACAAGTGGCCTGAGCTTTCGGCTATCGAGAAGCGCCAGTTCCGCCAGACTTTTGATGCAGAGGCGACCTATGCTGCCGGAGCGGAGGTTTTCTACCTCGGAAACTACTACCGCAAAACAGGCACAGGCGATGTCGGCGTGCTGCCTACGGTGGAAACGACTTGGACCTCGGACGCAAATCTCACCGACTTTGTGCGGTCGATTGATTTTGACCAAACATTCTCAGCGGCCACTCCCATCGGCGAGGTTCTCCATGTCTACCGCCAAGACCCCCGCGTGGTGCGCTACGCCGAGCGCGTCAACTTCTGGGTCACTGACTCAGGTGCCATTGTTGGCCCAACGCAGTTCACAAATGCGACGCCAAACGAGGTCTTCGTCGAGTTCACCATTCGCCCGACCATGTTCAACACAGCGTCGAATTCCCAACCTTTCCCTCGCGTCCTCTCCGAGTATGTGAAATTCGCCTCCGCCGCCGACGCGCTGCGCGAGGACGGGCAGTTCGACAAAGCCGCCTACATGGATGGCCTCGCCGTCGATGCGCTTCAGAAAGAAATCGACATCATTGAGCTGAAGCAGGGCCAGACTCGCCTGCAAGGCACCCGCCGCGACCTCTACCCGTCCACTCCGATGCAGCGGGCGACATCCAGCCCTATCGCCAGCGCGCTCGACAAAGCTCCCCGCCAGTAACGCATGAAATCCATCCGTCTCCAGCAAATCCTTGATAGCATTACGGCACGCGCCGGGATTGATCCCGCGCTGCCGGAGAATGCGCATCGGGGTGCGCTGGTGATGGACTATGTGCAGGAAGCGGTCAACTACGCCTGGGAGTTTTTTGATTGGCCCGAGATCACTCACACCGAGGAGCGCATTGTTTTGGGCGCAGGCTTTGCCGAGGGCGGCTACACCTACGAGGCCGACTATGCTGGGACCGTCTCCTACATTGGCCGCGCTATCGAAGGCAGCACATTTGACCAAGCCGTGTGGCGCATCAAGCGCGTCACCACCACAACGGCCGGGGCGGTCTTGAATATCGACACCGCCCTCAATGTGGCTTGGAACAATCGCCTCACGGCCACCTATGTCGAGGACAGCCAAAACTCGCCATCCACCGAGATTCCCTATGTGCTGCTTTACTCCGAGGGCCGCACGCCCATTGGCGCAATCTCTGCCGTGTATGCGTCCAATCCCGACACCTCGCTCGCGTATTCGCTGAAATTCAGCATCACCGCCGACCGGCTGCTTATCACCGACGCCGCCTATGCGGGAGGAACGGTTTACATCTCATTCACCGAGCCAGTGCCGGAGTTCACCATCGCCAGCTACGATGGCAAGACCGCCTACGCTTTTGGTGACCTCGTTTACCACAACCCCACCGGCGACTGCTATCGCGCCATTCTAGCCACCACCGGCAACGCCCCGACAAGCACCGTCTATTGGTCCAAGCAAGCCGTCCCTTTCTTCCTCGGCGACTACATCAAGACGACCGGCCTTGCCTCCATCCTGCTCGAAGAGCCCGGCATGGAGAACAAAGCCAACTACCTCACCGCCCGCGCCGAAGGGCTGTTGATGAAAGCCATGGACGATGCCTGGCTCCGCAAAGGCGAAGTCCGCCACTACTCCGCGAAATTCGACTACCGATGAACGCCGTCCCCATCCCGAGACAACTCAGCGTATCGAGCGCCAAGACGCGCTTGACCGGGAACGGCGCGAGCACCGTGTTTTCTGTCTCGGGCCTCAAATCCTCGGACCCCAACCATGTCCTGGTCGCCATCAACGGCGTCATGCAGGAACCGACGGTGGACTACACGGTGAACCAAGGCGCGGGCACCATCACTTTCTCCCAAGCTATCCCACCCGCCGCAAAAATCGTTGTCGTCGCGCTCGGCCTCTACTCCATGGTCACGCAGCGCGACCCCGATCTTTACCTTCACTCCTTCGCGCTGAACTCCGCAGGCACATTTTCCTACTACGGCCTGCTGCTGAACTCCGACATCCCCGCCATCGGCTCCCCCGCCGCCGTGGCGAAGTGGACGATCACCCGCTCGGCACTTTCATCCGACGGCACCATCACAGCCACCGCCAAGGCGACCGATGTCGCGTGGACTAACCGGGAGACTGCCACTTACGCCTGATGACAACGATCACCGAGACAAATATCACGCAGCAGCTCGATCTCTCGCAGTTCACCATCGTCCTGCCGGAGGACTCGCTCGGCGTTGTCGAATATCCCTCCGCCGCCGACTTCCCCGGCGTGGGCAAGGACAAGCGCCTCTATGTGGCTCAAAATTCCGGCCAGATTTTCCGCTGGAATGGAAGCACCTACACCCCCGCCGCCGACCTCCCTACCACTTATTCCGACGATCCGCCAGCCCACCCCTACACGGGCCAGCGGTGGACTACCCCTTTTGACCTAATCACCTACGAATGGTTCGCAGGCGCGTGGGTCGAAAAACCCAACAACCACTAAAAACCACCTAATATCATGGCAGCAATATCATTCCCTAGTTCACCGTCAAACAACCAAGTCCACACCGTTGGCAGCAGAAGCTGGCAATACAACGGAACCGCATGGAAACTCGTCCCGCGAACAACCGATGCGGTCGTCGAGGGCAGTTCCAACCTCTACTTCACCAACGCCCGGGTCGCCGCCGCCCCAGCCGTCACCGGCTTGGAAAGTCGCGCCACCGCGATTGAATCGGACATCACCGCGATCGAATCGGCAGCCAGCACGCTTGCCGGTCGTGTGACCACGGCAGAAGGCGGTCTTTCCTCGGAAATCACCCGCGCCACCGCAGCCGAAGCCGCCCTCGGCACTCGCATCGACAATGTTCTTTCCAATGTCACGCCCGGCTCGCTAGATTCCTTGACGGAAGTCGTGAGCGCCTTCCAAGCGGCGGACAGCAACCTCAATGGTGCGATCACCAGCCTCGCCTCCACCGCCTCTTCCGGCCTCGCCGCAGAGACCTCGGCTCGCGAAGCCGCCGACTCGGCCTTGGATTCGCGCCTCACCACAGCGGAGGGAGACATCACCGCGATTGAGTCAGCCGCCAGCACCTTGGCCGGTCGTGTCACTACTGCCGAAGGCGAGATCGACACGCTCCAGAGCGACCTCGACACCGCCGAAGCCTCGTTGAGCGGCCACATCGCCGCCACCAACAACCCACACTCTGTCACCAAAGCGCAGGTTGGTTTGGGCAATGTGGATAACACCTCGGACGCCAACAAACCCGTCAGCAGCGCCACCCAATCCGCCCTCGACGGCAAGCAAATCAAGGATGTCGTCAGCGCCACCGCGCCTTCGCACGCCGAGGGTCTCCGCTGGGTCGATTCCAACGACATGACCGAATACCTCTCCTACAACGGCGCCTGGGTCGAACTCGACAAACAATAATCCCCACCCATGGCCGCCCTCGCGTTTCCATCCTCGCCGTCCCTCGACGACATTTTCACCTCCGGCACCCGGTCGTGGAAATGGACGGGTGCGCGCTGGGCGGTCATCCCCGTTCTGGTTCCTCCCTCCCGCCTCTCCGGCGCGGGGGCGGAAACCGGAGACATTTTAGTCTTTGACGGCAGCGGCTGGAGTCCCGTCCCCCTCACCGAGGGCGGAGCCACCATCGCCCGCGCCGCATGGGCCAGCCCCTACCACTACTACGGCACCGCCCCATCCGGCACCGCCGAAAGCGCCACCGGCTGGACAATCGGTCGCATGACCACCGACGCCGATGGAGTCGTCACCGCCTCCGGCACAGCCTCCGGCGCGTGGTCAAATCGCGCCTCACTTTCCTACACCTAACCCAAAATCCAAACACCATGAACGCAAGCTCACCCATTGAAATCAACGGAATCGAATACCCGAAATTCTCGCTGAATTTGGCGATCACGGGCAAATACAACGGCGATGGATCGACTGACGCCAATGTCGCCATGCGCCTTGTGCCGACCCGCATTGAGGACGGCGAGGTCATCACCGCAGACGAAGCTGCCATCGGCATCGCGCTCGGCTCACTCGCTGGTTCCGACGAAGCCACCCAGCAAGCCGTTGGCGCGATCCAAGCCGCTCTCCAAGCCTACATCCAAGCGAAAGGACTCTAAGCCATGCCAACCTACTACGCTCGTAAAGCGGGGAACATCAACGCGGCCGATGTTTGGGCGACCACGCCCAGCGGAACTGCCGCAGCCGTCACATTCGCATCCGGCGATGTCCTCATGGCGAACTCATTTACCATCACGGTCAATGTCTCGACCAACCTCGGCACAGGACAGATTCGCAACGACACTTTTGGCGGGGCAACAACTGGAGGTCAATTTAACATTGCAAACAATGTAACGCTAACCTCCAATATAATTACAGGTGGAGGGCAATGCGTTGTGTTTTCGGCTGCATCACCGGCGCAATGTTTTATTGTTGGAAATATTTCCGGCACATTAAACCTTAACCAGTCAGGGGTCAGGAATGACGGCACGGGGACCATTACAATTCAAGGCAATATCACCGGAACCAGCGGAGCGTCCAGTAACACAAGTATGGTCTGGAATTCGTCAACCGGCACTCTTAACATCCAAGGAAATGTTACAGGAGGAAGCTCAAGTTCAGGAACTTGCAATGGTGTTTTATCATCTGGTGGCACTTTAACCATACAAGGGAACATTACCGGCGGTTCTGCCTCGTCAACAAATTATGGAGTTAGCGCCGGGGGATTTACGCATACTGGCAATGTCTCAGGCGGAAGTTTAGCCGCTGGCATAAACCACACAGGGACTGCAACATCCACTATACTTGGCAATGCAATAGGCGGCAGCAGTGCGGCAGGAGCCATCAATGCATCAACTGGGACACTGCGCGTTACCCGCGCCGTTGGCAACGCCTACGGTCCCGGCAACACAGCCGGACTCGCCTCCGCAGTCGGAGCCGCAAACTCCGGCCTCGGCGTGATCGAGATCGAGCAGCTCGAATACGGCACATACGGAATGTCTCCCACCAGCGGCACAGGCATCCGCCTCAAAAAAGCCAACACTAATGTGGCCGTCTTCAACTACGCCGACACGGCAGGCGCAAAGACCCTCATCGACGCAACGCAAAACGCAGCGATGCCCGCAGCCACCGATGTCCGCAGCGGCGTGAGCTACGCAAGCGGTGCGCTTAGTGGCACTTGTGCCGTGCCAGCCGCAGGAAGCGTCAGTTTAGGCGTCCCTGTAGGTGCAGGCTTCGGCACAGCAGTCCTCACGCCAGAAGCCGTGTGGGGAGCGGCAACGCGCACGCTGACCAGCGCCAGCGGTCCAACAGCAGCAGATAATGCGACCGCAGTTTGGGCAGCAGCATCGCGCACCATCACAGGCGGAACGGTCGATACATTGACCAACGCGCCGAGCGTGCCTAGCGCCGCCACCATCGCCTCACAGGTGAGAACGGAGCTTTCGGTCGAGCTTGCGAGAATAGACGCTGCCACCAGCACCAGAGCCACACCGGCAAACATCCCGACCGCAGACATAGCGGCCATAAAAGTGAAAACGGATGCTCTGAACACGACGAGATTGGCGCAGGTTTCGACCACGGAAATCCTCGGCAACCTCCTCGCCCAAGCGAATAGCTAACCATGGCCAACGAACTCAACATCTCCCTGGCACAAAGCCAGACCGGCTTGAGCGTCACCGGCCAGCTCTACCAAAACGGCATCGCCAGCGGCACCGCCATTTCGCTGACCGAGGTAGGGAGCACTGCGTATTACACCGGCCACATGGCCGGGGCCGCAGGCGATTACCAAATCCTCTTCCGCGCCGCCGGGGAGAATGTCGGCAGCGGCTCGATCCGGTGGGACGGCTCCGCCGAAATCCTCCCCGCCACCGGAGGCAGCATCCCCAGTAGCGCCGACCTCGCCGCCTCTGTCCGCACGGAGCTTTCGCCCGAGCTGGCGAAAGTCTCGGCCCTCAACACCACGCGATTGGCGCAGGTCAGCACGGTCGAGACGACCGGAGCCCAAATCGCCGCTGCCCTCTCGTAGAGCCATGGAAGACGCCCTGCTCCAAGCCATCAACCACGCCGCAAAGCAAGATTCCACCTGGCATCTCGTGACGCTCGTGGCGCTCGGCATCGTGTTTGTCGTGGCTCTTTTCAAGTGGTTCACCGCCCGCCTGGAGCGCGTGGAGCACAAGCTCGATAGCCAAAGCGCCGAGTTCATCGCCCACCTCAAAACCGCGAACCGCGAGATGCTCGAAGTCATTTCCCAAAACCAACAAACCACCACGAGGGCCATCCACCTGATGGATCGGCTCGAAACCAAACTCGACAAAATATGAACACCCTCATCGCCCAACTCAAACAACCCTCCACCTTTCGCGGCCTCGCCCTGATCCTCGCTCTGGTCGGAGTAAAAATTTCCCCTCAAATGACCGATAGCATCGCAGCGGCCACCGTGGCGGTGCTCGGCCTCATCGAGATCGTTCGCAACGAGCGCAAATGAGCCCAGCGAAAATCGCCGCAATCGCATTGATCCTCGGCTGGGTCTTCATCGCCAGCGCGTTTCTCACCGGCTGCGAAACCCTCGGGGTCTCGCTCGAGACCGACTACGGGCGGTTCAGCTACACGCTGCCCGAAATCCCCGCACTCAAAGATAAATAATGCTCCCCGCCGCTCGCCCACAACAAGCGAAGTCCAAAACGCAAGCCTTGCTGACCAAAGCCCGAGTGGCCGATGAGGTCGCGCTGGTGGGCATTCGCGGCTACTACCGCGACACCATGGGCGAGGTCGGCCAAAACGACCGGGGCATTTATGACGATGCGATTTTTCTTATTAGCCCCAACGCCTACGCGACCTTCAACGCCAACGCCGATCCAAGCGTGAAGCGCAAGGGCATCGCAGTCCTCAAGCCCGGCGTGCACCGCTACCGCAAGGGCAAGCACGGCCTCTCCAAGCCCGGCGGCGGCTATCCCGCCCTGCGCCCCGCCAACCCCGCCGAAGAACTTCCAGTGACCCGCGATGGGGAAGGCGACTCCATGGGCGTGGCCATCAACATCCACCGGGGCGGCTACAACACGACTTCCTCGCTCGGCTGCCAGACCATCTACCCCAGCCAGTGGGAGGCTTTCATCGCGCTGGTCTATTCCGAAATGGACCGCGCCAATCAGAAGACAATCCCCTACTTGCTTGTCGAGGAGGAGACCGCATGAGCCGCAAAGCGAAATCCTCCCCACCGCCAGACCGCGAGGCAATCATGACGCAGGTCCGCCAAATCCTTGCCGAACATTTCGAGGTCGGTGTGTGCGTTGTCTCGTGGGAGGACGCCGGAACGACCTACGACATGGATTTCAAATTCGGAAATTCCCACGCCGCCCGCGCCCTCGCTCGCGACGCCGAGGAAATCCTGTGGCCCATCGAGGCCGACGACGAAGAGGAGGAAGAGGTATGAGAGGCTGGAAGAAATTTCTCTCGCTCGGGTGCTCGCACGGCGCGGAGATTTGTCCCGAGGCCCGAAAGGCCGTGCTGACGATGCGCGACCGCTGGAAGCCCGACACGGTGATTCATCTAGGAGATTTTCTGGACCTCGCCGCTTTTCAAGCCGGAGCCGTGCGCGATAGCAATGACTCGGACCACGCGGCGAGCGTGAGTGAGGATTTGAGCTGTGGTCTGGAATTCCTGCACGAACTCCGCCCCACGCATGTGCTTTTTGGAAACCACGAGGCCAGGCTAGCAAAATTCGCCGCGTCGCCAAATGCCCTGCTCGCCCACGCAGCCACGCTCACGCTTGATAAAATTGATCACACTTTAAAACAACTGAAGGCGAAATCTCTGCCGTATCACATTCGCGCTCACTTCACCTTTGGCGGCACCAAATTTTTGCACGGCTTTATGTATAATGTCTCAGCCGTCCGCGACCACGCCGAGACCTATGGGAACTGCGTGCTAGCCCATCTGCACCGCGTGGGCTGGGAGCGCGCCCGCCGCGACGATCACGCCAGCGGATACTGCGTGGGCACGCTCGCCCGGCTCGGCATGGAGTATGCCAGCACACGCCGCGCGACCTTCGCGTGGAGCCAGGGATTTGCTTACGGATTTTACAACGACCGCGCGTGCTCGGTGAACCTCGTCGAGCGCCGCCCCGACATGCCGTGGCTTTTGCCCCTATGAGAAAACCCGATCCTGTTTCCAAAGCCTGGGAGGAATTTTACAAGGCCAACAAAACCGACGACGCCAAGAAACTGCGCGCGCAGGGTTGGAAAACCATCAAGGAAATTGCTGCTGAAACAAAGGCCACGGTTTCGTCCGTGAACAGCAAAGTCACTTCGTTGGTCAACGCAAAAAAACTAGAGAAACGCAACGCGCGCCTGATGACAGACCGAGGCGTGCGTGATGTTGCGATCTATCGGCCCAAGTCCCCTTGACAGCCTAGCCCCATAATAAAAGTAATGCCCGACGACGCGACCATTGTAGAAGGAGATGCCGGATTTATCGGCATGGCCTCGCGTCTCAATCCGCTCCAGCTTCAGCCGGGCATGGTGCAGCGGTGCGAGAACATGCGGCTCGACCGAGGCGTGGCGCAGACGCGCAAAGGGGCGAAGCGGGTCGCTGATGACATCAGTTTGGCAGGAGATTTTTTAATTGTTCGAGATACAGGGGCAACGCTCACGCTGGCCGCTGACAAGGCCGTTTCCTCTATTTCCCGCACCGGCACAACTGCTGTGGTGACGGCCTCCGCGCACGGCTACGCAGCCGGAGACTTGATCAACATTCGCGGGGCAAGCCCCGAGAACTTCAACGGCGATTATTACATCTCTAATGTTACCACGAATGGATTTGAGTATGCGTTGACGCAAGACCCCGGCGCAAACGCCAGCGGCACTATTTTTGCCAACAAAGGGCCGATCATTAAACAAACCTACGAGGGCGGCGTCTTTGCCAGCGGGTTGTATTCCTCGCCGCGCTTGGACAACGCCAATGAATACATCGTTCTTGCCGGTCCTAATGCGGCTTACTTTTGGAGGCAAGGGGCACTGCTCACAAAAGGCTACCCCGCCACCGACACGATTCTGAGCAGTGATGATGTGACGATCCTGCAAGCGTTCGACAAAGTTTACATCCTGCGCGACCGCAAGGAATCGAAAGTCCGCGTGGCGACAATCACGCAGACCGGCGGCACGCTCAATACGCTGCGAGACATCTGGAATTTTAGCACCACCAGCATGATTGCGGTGGGAGACTTTGGCACGGTCCTCTCCTACAACGGAAAACTCTGGACGGCGCAAGTCACGGACACCACGGAACACCTCAATGCGATCTGGGCCGCGAATGCAACCAATGCGTGGGCGGTCGGGAACAACGGCACAATTTTGAAATGGGACGGGGCGGCTTGGTTGCCGCAGACGAGTGACACGACGGAAAATCTGCTAGCGGTCTGGGGCACCAGCGCCTCGCATTTAGTGGCCGTGGGGGCGAATGGAACGGTGCTTTTATACAACGGCATCTCTTGGTCTCCGCAAACCAGTGGCACGGCCGAAACGCTCCGTGGAGTCTGGGGCACCGCAGCCAACAATGTGTATGCGGTGGGCGACGCGGGAAAAATTATTCGCTGGAATGGGACCAGTTGGGCCGCTCAGACCAGCACGACGACCGATGCGCTCAATGCCGTGTGGGGCACCGGCACCACAAATATCTATGCGGTGGGCGCATCGGGGCGAATCCTGCGCTCTACCAATGGCACAGCGTGGGCGACTCTCGCAAATAGCACGACCGACACGCTCAATGCGGTGTGGGGCTCAGGCACAACCAACATTTTTGCCGCAGGCAATGGCGGGCGCATCCTGCGCTCTACGGATGGCGTCGCTTGGACGGCGCTGACATCTGGCGTCACTGCCGACATCTATGGGCTGCGCGGCAGTGCCTCCACAAACATTGCCGCCGTCGGTAGCGCTGGCACGATCATCCTGAGCACGACCGGCACGGCATGGACAGCGGTGGTGCGCGGCATTGCCACGGCGACCACTTCTGCTCCGCACGGCTACAAAGTCAACGAGGCGGTGCGCGTGAGCGGAGCCGCAGACCCCGCCACACTGCCGGAGGGGGTAACCACAGCGGAGGCATACAACGGCGAATTCATTATCCGCTCGGTGCCATCGACCACCACTTTCACTTACTCGGTGCCGGGAACAACTTTTTCGTCAGCATCGGGAGCTATTTTTAGCGAGCGCGTGCAACCCTCGCTGGTGTGGGATGGTGATCCAACGACCAACTTTGTCCGCGTAAACATTGGCACCGATACCGAGCTTGGGAAACTTTCATACATCGGTATGCCATGCACGGCGATTGCCACCTACCACAACAACCAGGTGGTGGTCGCCAGAGGCCGAGACGAGGTGCTTGTTTCCGATGTCTTCGACGGGGAGACCTATGATGCGGTGCTGAAAACCTTCCGCGCCAATGCGGGCTCGAACGATTTTATCACCGCGATCCACCCTTTTGCCGAGCAACAGCTCTTGGTTTTCTGCCGCAACAGCATTTACCTGGCAACCGCCGTGCTGGATGCTAACGGCAACCTCGATCCCGCAGCGTGCTCCCTCACGCTACTTACGAACGAAATCGGCTGCGTGGCCCGCCGCTCTGTAGTCACCGCAGGCACAGCGGTCCTGTTTCTTTCCGACCGTGGAGTTTTTCGTCTGGATGCGCAATTTGACCTCAAGCTGCGCGGCAATACCAAGCCTCTCAGCGATGCGATTTCGGATCAATTGGAATTGGTCAATGTCAACTACGCTCACAAAGCGGCATCCGCTTATTTCAACAACCGCTTTTACTTGGCCGTGCCATTGATGGGGGAGGACAAAAGCATCACCAGCCTCGTCCGAACCAATCCAAATTCCAACTCGGCCACGGCCACCGTGCCCAAGCACGGCTATAAAGCCGGGCAATTCATCACGATCCGAGGGGCTGTGCAGGATGACTACAATGGCACATGGCCGATCTCAAATGTCAAAACCAACTCGTTTGATTTTGTCGTCAAGAACCTGCCGACTTCTCCTGCCACCGGAACTCTTGTGGCTAATCTGGGGAGCACGGCCAACAATGCCATTTTCATCTACAACATGCTCAACGATGCGTGGGAGAGCATGGACACCTATGATTTCCCTATCGATGGCTTTACGGTGGCGACTTATGGGAATGAGAAGCGCTTGTTTGCCAATAGTGTCAATGGCCGATTGTTCCTACTTGATGAAAGCGAGGACGGCTACGATGACACGCAAACGGCTGTGGATCAATTTACGCATGTCGAGTCGATGCTGATGACCCGACAATACGGCTGGCAAACCACTGCTCCCAAACGCATCTCAAAAGTGACCGCCAGCCTGCTCACTACGACGGACCATGACGATATAGCCATAGATGCAATCACGACTGATCCCGATATGGATGACCAAGTTATATCGCTGAGTGAACCTATTTACAGCGGGCCAGAAGATTACTCATTGAAAGCCCCGATCCGCCGCAAGGCTCACTACGCCGAATTCCGCTACCGCACCTACGCCGGGCGACCGGTCCTTCGCTCCATCGCCGCCGAAGCTCAACTCAACCAGCAAGCGCAACTCGCTCGCACAATCAAATAGCCCATGGCCACAATCACGAAAGGTAAAACATTTACAAGCAACGAGACGGTCACGCCGACAAAACTAAACGACCTTGTGGATAAAGCCACGATCTCTGGCATCGTCAATGCAGACATCGCCCCGAACGCCGCAATCGCCGATACCAAACTGGCTACTATTAGCACGGCAGCAAAGGTCGCAAACTCCGCCACGACCGCCACAAACTTGAATTCAGCCAATGCCATAGTGGCCCGGGATGCCAGTGGAAATTTTTCTGCGGGGACTATTACGGCTTCGCTTTCTGGAAACTCCAGCACTGCCAGCCAGTGGGCTAATGGCCGCAATCTATCTCTTACAGGCGATGTCACAGCCACACTTAGCACTGTCAATGGTTCGGTAAATGTCAGCGCCGCCGCAACCATTGCCAAATCGGCTGTCACCAATTCCAAACTTCGCAACTCTGCCGCCCTGTCTGTCATCGGCAATAGCACCAACGCCGCCGCCGAGCCCGCCGACATCGCCGCAGGAACCGACGGCTTTGTCCTCCGCCGCAGTGGCACCACGCTCGGATTCGGTCAAATAACCGCTGCGGGAATTGCTGCCGATGCTGTCACGACAGCAAAGATCGCTACTGGATCAATAACAGCAGCTAAACTTTCTAGTGAAATATTTTTAGTCCCTGCCGGAGCGGTCATGGCATTTGCGATGAACTCTGTTCCGGCTGGCTGGCTGCCGTGCAATGGCGCTCCAGTATTGATCTCGGCTTACCCCAATTTGGCGTCAGCTATTTATTGTGGTGACGCATTAAACCCAACCGCAGGATATGGATACAAGGTAACAAGCTCTACGGGGACTACGAGATCAACTACGGGAACATATATTACGGTTCCCGACCTGCGCGGTTATTTTGTGCGCGGCCATGGGACTAATGCGGACGGCACGGTATCCGGTTCTTTTGGTGCAAAACAGGCTGATGAATTTAAGTCGCATTCACACACATACACGCAGCCAAAAACGCCTGGATCTTACTATGATAACAATAACGATGAAGTTGGAGTCAAGGAGTTAACTACTAATGCAGCCTCTGGACTAACAGGCGGCACCGAAACGCGCCCGAAAAACATCGCAATGCTCTATTGCATCAAGTTTTGAGCATGACCCCATGGCAACGCGCCCAACACTGGCAAGACGCGCACGATCCCGCAAAGCCCTTCTGGGAACTGGTCGGCGAGCACATGTCCGCCGGGTATGTCTGGAGCACCCCCGCCGTCTTCCTCCTCGCTACGGAAGCCTGCTGGAACCCGCAGGAGGAAACCTTTGAGCCCGGCCCGCCGAATTGCTGGTTCGTCCGCCTCGCCGCATCGGCTGGCCACAGCAACCCCGTGCACGAATTTCTCCGCATCGCGCCGCACCACCACCCCTACGCCGCCTGGTGCCGGGGCACCTTCGACCTCCGCGTTTACGACTTCGCCCGACTCAGCAAACTCACCCGCAAAATGAAAGGAAACTAATTATGGGAGGTTCCCCTAAAGCCCCAAAACAGCAGCCCGTCCCCGCGATGCCCGCGCCCATCGACTACGACAAGATGGCCAACGCCTCGATCCGCGTCGCCAAAGAATCCCTCGCCGCCGAGGAGGAGGCCATCAAACGCCTCTACCCGCAATACATCTCGATGCAGTTCGACACCGCCGACAAGCTCGCCGGGCAACTCGACAACCAATATCTGAATGCCTACCGCCAAGCCATTTCCGGTGAAATGGCTCGCTACAGCGGGCCAAGCGAGTTGGAAAATCAACTGGCAACTTTAGGCGCTAACTCGATGGCGGCGCGACCCGACCAAGTGAGCGGAGCTCGAGTTGCTGATGTCAAACAAGTGCAATCCACGGGCATCGACGCCTCCACAGCCGAGCAGGCTCTCATGCGCGAAGCTACCGGCGGTGGACTCCTCGGCCAGCTTCAATCCCAAGCCGCCCGCGACCTCTCTCTCGGTCGATCCCTCTCTGCCGAGCAAGAACGCGCCGCCACCCAGCAAGCCCGCGCAGGCATGGCCGCTCGTGGCCTCGGCGCAGGCACCGGAGCCCTTGCCGCCGAAGTGCTAAACCGCGACGCCTACGCCAGCGCCCGCGAAACCGACCGCCGCGCCTTCGCAAGTGGGGTTCTCAACCAAGGCACAGGCATCCAGCAAGCCGCCAACCAAGCCTTTATGGGCCGTATGGAAGGCAACCGTGCCCGCGAACTTCAATCTGCCCTTGCCAACTTTGAAGGTGCCCAGCAACGCGCTATGGCAGATGCCGGTTACGCCCAGCAGGCCGCCCTCGCCAACCAGGCCGCCAACCAAGGCCAGTTCAACGCCAACCGCGCTTTCCTGCAAAATGTCAACCAAACCCTTATCGGAAACGAAGCCGCCCGCGCACAGCAACGCCTCGGCCTCGCCGGGCTCTACGGCAACCTCGACCCCTACCGCGCCGCCATGGGCCCCGCCTTCGGCCTCGGCAGCACCACCCTCGGCCAAACCAGCGGCCAAGTCCGCGACATCTACGGCGGCAGCCTCGCCATGGCAGGCAATGTCGAATCTTTCAACACCAATATGGCCGCCACGGACCGCAACACCATTCTTAATAACAACGCAGCTCTCAAAGCCGCAAGCATCACCGGAAGCGCGAGCAACAACGCGGGCTGGATGTCCATGCTGGGAGGTCTTGCCCAAGGAGCAGGCTCGGTAGGTGGAGGCTACCTCGCAGGAAAGTCCGACCGCCGCGAGAAAACCGCCATCAAAAAGATCGGCAAAGACCCTCTCGGCCTTAATACCTACGAATACAAATACAAAGGCGACGACCGCACGCGCACTGGCCCAATGGCCCAAGATGTGCGCAAGGTTTTACCCGAAGCCGTCGAAGAGGTGGAAATTAAAGGCAAGAAACGCCTCGCCATCCGCCCCAAAGTCCTTGGCCAAGCCTACGCGGATGCCATCGCCGCCGAGCAGGACATCATGTTTCCCGACGGCTATGTCGTCGGCTCCGGGAAAGCCTGACAAATGAACACCTTTGATTCCTACCTGCAAGAACGCGGTTTCGGCAACGGCACTATGCTCTCGCCCTCCCAAGCCCGATCCGCCTACACCGAGTATCAATCCGCCGCCATGCCTGCCGCCATTGTGGCCGCCAAGCAATCCCAGCCCGCCGCCGCCGAGCAATCTTCCTCCAACCCCGTGATGGGAGCCGCCACAGGCATCGGCATGAAATATGCCACTGGCGCAGGGGGCGGAGGAGGGGGTAACGGCATGGTGGCCGGATGGGGAGGCGCGGCCAGCGGAGCCGCCAGTGGATTCATGGCCGGGCATTATGTTTCACAAACAGACCCCAACCTCTCGAACCAAAAAGATGGGTTTGGCAAAAACTGGCAAGACCGCCGGGCCTATGTAGGAGGCGCGATCCTCGGAGGCGTCATGGGCTACTACGGCCTTGGTTCCCTCGCCGGTCCCGCCACGGTTTACGCCAGCAAATTTATGGAACCCGCCACCCGCTCCGCCATCAAGTGGGGCGACTCCTGGGGCGGTGCAGGCGGTGCCCTCATGGTGGACCCCATCGGGTCCGTCGCCAGCGGGAAATACTCTACCAGCGAACTCGCCAAAGGCGCACTCCTCGGACCCTTCGCTAAAGTTTTTAAATAACACACTATGACCTACAACCCCGCCGTCACCGACCGCTCTGCGGAAATCCTCACCAGCGCCAACAACCAAGCCGCCGCCATCCAGCTTCGCGGCATGGAAAACCTCGGCAATAGCCTCTCCGAAATAGGAAAATCGTATGGAGATGCGTTCTATAAAAACGCCGCCGCCGCCCGCGAAAACGCTGCCAAGGCCGACACCAACTTAGGCACCGCCGAAGCCATCGACAGCATCTACGGCACCTACGGCTCGCCGGAACAGCGCCAAACCTTTCGTGAGGGGTTGAATAAAATGGGCGGGAACCAGGATAAAGCTTCAGGCTTCCTCGCCATGCATGTGCAGACAGCGGATGCGCTTATGAAAATGGCAACGCAAAACAACCAATACACTAAAGCCCTCGAACTTGCCCGCCAGAAGCAAGCGCTTGGATATGGGTCTGCCGGATCGAATCCATCGCTCAGCGTGGAGGTCGCTCCTGACATTGACCTCGGCTGGTAAAATCACATCCATGAATCCTTACGCCTCCATCGACAACGATTATGTGACGCCCCTGCCGGTGAATGCTGACCCGGACCCGAATGGATTCATGCAGCCCGGCCCGGCGCTTTCGGCGTTAGATTCGAATATGCCCGACCCCCAGCAGCAGCCGGTGGGCAGCGCGCTCGATGCCGTGGCGGGGCAGGATGAGCCCTACGATGCCATTGCCGCCAATCTCGCCAATGGCGGGCGCATTCGCATCACCAGCAAGGAGCAATGGGCCGCGCTCTCCGAGCCGCAGAAAGCCGTGGTGCGCGCCGCTGTGGCGACCGGCGGCAAGCTCCGCGCCAATGATGCCCTGCGTGTGTATCAAGACACCCTCAAGCAATCCCGCGCCTCGCAGGTGCAGACCGTCAAGACCAGCGATGGCCGCACGATTGATATGCTGAACGGCCAAATCATCCCGCCCGCCAAGCAAGAGGAGCCGGTGAAAATGGAACGCTGGAATGCCGACGACGGCACGGTGATGCTCACCGATCCCACCACGGGCCGCACCTTCCCCGCCTGGAACGAACAAACCGGCGAGCCCATGCGCACCGCGCCAAAACTTTCCGAAGGCCAGAAGATGAAAGCCACGCCGATCCAAAACCGGATCGACATGAACAAAGGCCAAGCGGCCCTCCTCCAAGGATTCACGCCGGACGCGAAGGTGAAATGGAACGCAGAGAAAATGGAATACGAGACCCCGTGGATGGGCGGCTCGACCGTGCAGGACGAAATGAACCGCCTTGCCAAAGACACGGAACTCCAAGAGAGCAAGCTGAACAACATCCTCAACCCCTCGGGCAACGCACCCGCCAAATCCTCCCCCGCGCCAAAGGCCACGCCTTCGCCCACTCCCGCCGCTTACGGTTCGCCGGATGATGTCCGCGCCGCCGTGCGCGCTGGCAAGATCGACCGCGCCGCCGCCGCACAAATCCTCCGCTCGCAGTTTCAATTTCAATGACCGCCGAAGCCTTCCTCGCCGAAGAACTCCCTTCCGCCGAGGCGTTCTTGGATGCGGCAGAGCCCGCGCCCTCGATGAGCGCCGAGGCGTTTCTCGACACGCCGCTCGATGAGGAGCCGCCTGCCGCCGCGCCTGTGCCGACTCCCTTCGAGGAGCGCCCGACCGGCATGGTGGCGCTGGAGCCGCTGCCCCAGGCGAAACCCTCGCCGCTGCCGAGCCCCGCCGAGGAGCAGACGGCCAGCCTCTCCCGCGATGCGCTCGCCGATGCCAATGCCAAGCGTGGCATTTTCTCCCCCGACTCCGCGCCCTACCGCCTGATTGGCGAGCAATTCGCCATCGACCCGCTCCGCTACGACCAAGCCGCAGGCGAACTTTGGAAAGATGGGCTCATCGACTCGGATCAATACTACCGCATGATGAACGATGCGGTGGAGATCAAACCCGCCGCCCAGCGCCGCCGCGCTCTTGAAACCCAAGCGGGCACCAACCCGGAACTGAAAGCCGCCCTCTATGGCTTTACCAAAGGCGCGATCCAAACTGCCGGAGCCATTGGCGTGGGCGGAGCAGCAGGAGCCGGGCTGGCTGCGACCGGCCCCGGAGCCATTGTCGGTGGCATTGCCGCAGGCACCGGCACCGCCATGGTGTTGGGCGACATGGTGGATACCTTCGCCGAAAAGCTCGCGCAGGAGAATGAAACCATCGCCTCGCTTCTCGCCGCCAAAGAACTTTTCCCTGGCTACGACACCGCCGGGCAACTCGCCAGCGTGGTGATCCCCGCTCCGTATGCGGTGAGCAAACTCAAGACCGCCGCTTCCCTTATCGCCACAGAGCGCGGTGCGGGAGAGGCGGCCAAGTTTGTGGCCCGAGTCACCGGCACGGGCGCAGGCATCGGCGCAGCGACCGACCTGGCCGTGCAGGGCGGGATGGCTGGCGTGAACCTTGCCACCGGAAACCCCGTGGATTTTTCCATGGAATCTCTCGCCGTCTCGACCGCTCTCGGCGGACTCACGGCGGGCCTCGGGGTGCGCTCGCAGAACAAAATCTACAAGCCCGAGGAATTGGTGGGGCTGGAACGCCGGGCGCTCGATGGCACGGCGAGCTTCGAGGAATTTCGAGACTACTCCACCATGCGCGCCGCCGTGGAGACCTTGCGCAAGGATGACCGCCTGCTCTCCGCCGATGCCGTGCGCCGCGCCACCGCCGACTTCATGGGCACCCCGGCGCTCGATGTCACCGAGATCATCAACCCCCGCTTTCAACAGCAAGCCCTCGCCGATGCCGGGCTGGTGCTGCCCTACGCCGCCGCCCCCACCGCCGCGCCAGTGGCTGGGTCTCCCGTGGCCTACACCGGCCAAGCCTTCCTCGACCGGGGCGGCCCGGCTCCCGCTTTCCAAGGCGGCACGAACGCCCTGCCCGGTCCCGAGGGAATCCCCGCCCTGCCCGGCCCGTTGCCGGAAGCGCCAGCAGTTAACCCGCAAGTTAACCCTACCCCCGCGCCGCTGCCCGAGTCGCCGACCGAATCGACACTCCTGGAAGCGCCGATTGTGGAATATCCCGTGGCGAATCTGAAACTCTCCAAGGATGTGCCGAACTTCAAGGAGAACGCCGACCCGCAGACCGGCGTGGTGAAGGGCGAGGCGTTGCAGGGCCAAGTGGATCGCCGGGGCATGGCTCCGATTGTGGCTTGGCGCAGATTGAACGGAGATGTGGAAGTCATCAGCGGACGCCACCGGCTCGACCTCTTCCGCCGCAATCAAGTGGGGACAATACCTACCCAAATTTTCAACGAAGCCGATGGCTTCTCTATACAAGACGCACTAACCTTAGATGCAGAACTCAACATCCGCGATGGACAAGGAACAATTAAAGACTATGCCGACTACTTCCGAAACTCCGACATCGGCGAACAGCAAGCAACTCAGAGAGGACTTCTATCGCGCCAGAAGGGAATATCCGGCTTCGCGATTGGCAAAGGTGGCAGCGATGATCTCTACGCAGCCTTCTCAGCGGGCAAGCTCTCCGAATCCAAGGCCGCAGCCATAGCCCTCGCCGCCCCCGGCGATGCCGAGATGCAGCGCGTGGGGATGCAGTTTGCCAAAGAGCTTTCCGCCCCGGAACTCACGAGCTTTATCGCCGTGAACCGCCGCGCCAAGCAGCCGGGAGCCAAGCAAGGCGACCTCTTCGGCAACTCGGACGACAATTTGAATGCCGCCGTGGCGCTGGTGAAAGCCAGCCGCAAACGCATCGGCGAACTCGACGACCAAATCCTCTCGGTGAAAGGCGCGGTGAAACGCCCCGAGGCCGCCCGCAAGATGGGCGTGGATGTGAACGATCCCGAGGCCATCCGCACCCGCATGGTGGAACTCGAAGCGCAGAAGGAGAAATACATCCGGTTCTTCGACCACCCGGAAATCCTCGCCGAAGTGCGCGCCCTGGCTTTTGGCGAAGCCGCGCCGATCAAGCCGCCGACCATTGCCACTAATGGCGAGGGCAATCTGATCGCCGAGGGCGAGATGCCTTTCAACCTCACGAGTGAACCGGAGCCCGCGCCTGTCGCCATTGAACCAGTGGATGAGGAGGCCGCCCGCCGCGCCGCGATTCGCAAGGCCGGGGAGGAGAACACCATGTCCCTCTTCGATGCCGGTCCGCTGCCCGCTGCCAAGTCGAAAGGCAAATCCTCGGGCTATGCCGACGCCGGGCCACTCACAGCAACGGCTCCCGTGGCAGCCACAGCCGCGAAGCCGGACATGGCCACTTACTCGGACGCTCAAATCTATGCCGACTATCCCGAAGCGGTGGGCGTGGTGCGCACGAAGGGCCCTGGCTGGACAATGCCGCTCATCCTCGGCGGCACAGACAAGGTGCCGGTGATGGAGATGCCGGAGATCGTGGAGTTTTACCGCTCACTTGTTGGGCAAGACCCGAGCGTGCGCAATTTGCGCAGTCTGGGGCTTTTCAATCCAGCCTCCGGGAATGTTTCCATCCGCCCGGACATTTTCCAAAACGAGCAAAGCGCCCTCATGACACTGGCCCACGAGATCGGCCATGTGGTGAGCTGGATGGACGAGCGAGACATCCGCCTCGGCAACCTGGGCGGGCACATCATGAATGTGCAAAAGTTTTTGAAAGGATCGTTCCCGCTGGATGGAGAGAACATTGCCGTAAAGGACATCAAAGCAGAATTGATCGGCGTCTCGGAATGGTGGAAGCCCATCGACCATAAGCGTGCTCCGGCTCCGTATGTGAAATACCGACACAGCGCGGCGGAGCTGTATGCCGATGCCGTCTCGGTGCTTTTCAACTCGCCCGCCGACCTGGAGCAACGCGCTCCGAATTTCTGGAAAGCCTTCTGGAACTACGCCGACGCCCGCCCGAAGGTGAAGGCGAGCTTGTTTGAAATTCAAAGCCGGATTCAGAACGGGCGCGATGCCGTGCTGGATAAGCGCCTGGAGCGCGATCTCGATTCCTTCAAGGCCGGGCGCGAGACTTTCCTGCGCAAGCACAACGCCGCCCAAGAGCGCCGCCGCTCGCTCACGGGCTGGTGGGAATCTTTCAAGGATCAATACTGGAACCGCTACCAGCCGCTCCTCGAATCGGCTGCGAAGGCACGCGCCGCCGGGAAGATCACGCCCGCCGAGGAGGACGCCTACCGCTGGCTCACCGAGGAGCACCCGCTGGCCGATGGCAAGCTGCAACTCCACCTTGCCGACATTGGCCGCCTCTACCAAAAGCTCGACGAGGCGGGCATCTCCCGCGACCTGCTCGGCCTCTCGCTGAAATACCAGCGCATCGCCAACGAACGGCTCGATGTGATGCAGCAAATCGACGGCGAGATGGTGAAGGTGGGCGAGACGGGCCGCGCCGTGATGGCCAACCCGGGCGGTGAAACCGCCCGCACCGCCACCGAAATGCTCGCCAAGCTGCGCGCCTCGATGTCGCCCGAGCAGTCCGCCGCGCTGGATGAAACCCTCGCTGGCTTCCGCGCCGTGGTTTTCTCCGTGATGGAAGATGCCAATGCCTCCGGGATGTTCAGCCCGCAACTCTGGGAAACGATTAGCAATAACCGCGAGAACTACGCGGCCTTCACACCGCTCGAATATGTGGAGGAGTATTTGCCCTCGGCCATCAAGAAGCAGATCGGCACCTTCAAGGAGATTGCCGACCCGCTCCAGCAAACGGTGCTCAAGATGATTTCGATTCACCGCGCCGCTCAGAACAACCGCTTCAAGCTGGGCGTGGCCGATATGCTCCGCGAGGTCGCGCCGGAACTACTCACCGATGCGCCGATGAAATACAACGGCAAGGCCATGGTGCCGCAGCCGCCCCGCGACAGCGATCTGGCCTTGCTGCAATGGAAGGACGGCGGCCAACTTCAGGGGATCCATATTCCCAAACGCTACGCCGCCATGTTCGAGGACAAGAGCCCGGCGGAGCGCGATGCCATTTTGCGATTCCTCGCCACGGGATTCCAGCGTGCCGTTTACGGAGCGATCATCCGCTACAACCCGGCGTTTCAGCTTTTCATGTCCCCGGCCCGCGACCTTCAACGCTCGCTCACCAACATGCCGGGCGGCGTGAAAGGCCGGGCCAAATTTTTGCGGAACCTTTTAAGCCCCGAGGCGTGGGGGGCGTCGTTGGATTGGGCGCGGGGAGATATTGGGCGCTCGGCCCTCCTGCGCGAGATGGTGGAGAACGCCGCCGTGGGCGGGCCGCACTCGGCCTTTGGCGGGAAATTGCAGGGCGATGATGATGCGCTTGTGGCGATCCTGCGCAAATTCCACATCCAAGACCAACCCACCCGCAATGCGCTCCTGCGCGCCGTGACAAAGCCGCTTCATGCTATCGAGTTTGCCGGGCAAGTCCTGCAACTCCTGCCAAAAGCCGCCGCCTACAAAGTGATGGTGAAGGATACCGGGATGCCCGCGCCGCAAGCCGCAAACACGATCCGCAACCACATCGGCATTCCGAACTACTACAAGAAGGGCCGGAATGTCTCCTCCGCCGGGGCGCTGGTGCCGTTCCTCAACATTTTTCTCCGCTCCTACGAATCGCTCTACCGCAATCTCTCGGGCAAGGAGCGCAACATGGGTGGCAAGGAATGGTGGATCGCCTGGGCGCTGACCGGCGGCGGCCTCTACGCGGTGATGCAAACGCTCGCCCGCGAGGGAGTCTTTGGCGAATACCTCCAGCGCCTCTACTCCCGTGTGCCGAATTGGGACATGACGAACTTCGGCATTGTGCCGCTCGGGGAAGTCTCGACCGGCGACACAGGCGGTAAGACAGTTTACCTCCGCCTACCGCAAGACGAGGGCTTGCGCGTCATTAACGGCACGGTGGCCAAGCTTCTGCAAGCCGGGATCCGCACGGCCCAGGGCGACCCGACTGCGCCGAAGCTCGGCGAGGTCTTTGACGGCATCAGCAGCCAGGTGCCGGGCGTGAATCCCGTGGTGGAAGTGGCACAGAACTGGACAACCTTCCTCGCCGGGCGCAATCCCCGCGACGATTTCCGCAACAAGAACATCCTCACCGAGGATCAATGGCTGGCCGGTGGCTGGGATGCTGTCAAACCGATGCTCGGCTGGACGCTCGGGGCCACAGGCATCACAAATTTTTTCAATTATGATCCCGAGGCGGACACCTTGACCGAGATGGCCATCTCCTCCACGCCGGTCTTCAACCGCCTGCTCAAGATCAGCGACCGGGGCGTTTACCAAAACGAGAAAGCCGTGGATCAAGCCGATGCCCGCGACATGGCCAAAGCACGCCTGTCCTTGCCCGACTTTGTGCAAGGGCTACGCACGGAATTTAACTATCTCAAAGGCCGAGCCGACCGCCGCAGCGAGCGCGAGGAAGACCGCTACAACGAACTCCTCCTCTGGAACCGCTCCTACCGCGCCGCCATGGAGGAAGTGGAAACCTCGATGGAACAAGGCAACCGCCCCTCCGCCCGCGACGCCATCCAAACCCTGATCCAAGAAAGCCGCGACTACCGGCCCGCGAACTAAAGCGGGTCCGGCTCGGTCACAAGGTCGTGATAATAAGCCCAAGTGGTCTGTGTGCTGGCATGGCGGAGCATCCGGCTCGCCACCTCCAGCCCGTCGCGCATGGCAATCTCCGCGCCGAACTGCATCCGCAGATTATAGGATAATTTTTTCCCTCGGCGGGCGAGGAACTTTTCCACAAAGCGATTGATGTCCCGCTGGCAAAGGTTCTCCGCGTCGGTCTTGTTTTCCCTGGGAATCACAAATTCCTGTTCCTCGGGGAATGCCTTGCGCAACTGCGCAACCAATTCCTCGCGCACCGGCACCGCGCCATCCCGCCCCTTGGGATAGTAGAATTGCCCATTGCCCAAGTCGCGCTTCACAAAATCGAGCACCTTGCTTTTCTTGCCCTGGCGAATCCACGACCAGCGAAGATCCCCGGCCTCGGTATTCCGCAGCCCACACCACCGCATGAGCGCGAAAACGCCCCACACACGCCGGTCTTGAAAGTCGGCGCTCTGCCGCAATCTGTCCGCCGCCTTTTCCATCCGTGCCAAAACCTCGGGAGCGATGCAGACAAACGCCGCCCGCTTCACCGCGCCCTTGCCCTCGCGCCGCCGCGTGGAGAATACCACGGCGCGGAAGTTTTCTACCGGGGGCAATTTCAAAGCCGCATAGGCATGAAGCACGCTCGGCTGCACCACGCTCTTGATCGAAGCCACATCGGAGCGAATGCCATCCTCGCCTCGCCCGGCCTTTGCCTGCTCCTGTGTCCATTTCCGCAACGCCTCGCCATCGAGCGCCCGGTCGAGCTTCACCTCCCGGGGGCTGGTCGTCTCAAAAGCCGCCTCGACATACCGCTCGAAGCGGCGCGCCACGGCCTTGGCGCTCTTGATCGGCCCGGCCTCCTCCCAGCGATCCATCAGCTCGCCCACGGTAGAAAACCCCGGGCGCGCCACAACGGCATCGAGCGCCACCTGATCCTGCTCGAAAAGCGCGCGAGCCATCTCCTTCGCCTTCCGCTCCGCCGCCCGGCGCTCGGATTTGGAACGAATCTCGGTGCTGCGTTTGTAGCGTTTGCCCGCAATCTGGACGCGATAATACCAAGCGCCCTTCTCCTCATCCCAATAAACGGAAGCCTCGCCATGTTTGCGGATCTGTTTTGGGGGGCCACTTTGGGGGCCACTTTGGTTAGGATTCATGGATTAAATGGGACAGATGGAACGGAGCAATGTCAAGGCCAGTTGATCGTTTTCCCTAGTGAAATGCCCGAAGGGGGCCACTTCAAGTGGTGCGCCCCCCGGGACTCGAACCCGGAACCAATTGATTAAGAGTCGGGGTTTCGGGTGTTGGATCACAAGGGATTAGATAAAAGGGGGCCGCTTTGGGGGCCACTTGGGGTTATTCTTTGTAGCGGGGGATTTTGCTTTCTTCGGGTTTGGCTTGGGGGTTTTGGGCGAGCCAATTTAGGCCGTCGCGTATCCAGGTGGCTAAGGGGTGGGGCTGGGCGGCGGCGACCCAGGCGGCTTTTTCTTTGCGGGTGACGCGGAGGATGACTTGGCTCTCAAGCGGCGCTTGGCCGAGTTGGGCGTTTTTGTTGCCGGTGGGTGCGGGTGGCATTAGGGGTGGGTGCTTTCTAAAATTTTTCCCGCGCCTTCCGCCGTGATGTTCTCGAATCGGGCGGTGGTGGGTTTGGCGAATTTTCCCGCGCCGCTCGCCGTGATGTTCTCAAGGGTGGCGGTGGGGTTTGGGGTGCGGTGGGGTGCTTGGCCGTCCACGAGGGCTGGCCGCATGGCGGCGTCGTCGGCTTCAAGCTCGGCGTCGGTGGTGTGGCCGGGCTGGATGTCGAGACGGTGAAGCGCTGCCTGGAGTTGTGAGGCGGCGCGGGTGAGTGGGTCGAGGGTCATTCTTTGGGCTTAGGTTGGTTTTTAGAAGGAGGGTTTCGGATTTTTCTAGGGCGTGGTCGAGGTCTTCGAGGTTGTATTTTGTGGCGGTGGGCTTGGCAATGTCGGCGCGGACTTGCCGGACGACAAGGACGAGGTGCGCTAGGGCGTTGTAAAGGTGGGATTGCGGGCTCATGCGGCGGCCTCCTGGGGGAATAGCTCGGCCTGCTGGGGTGGCGGATCGGGCTGGGCTTGGGGGGCTGCGGGGATGGGGTCGGATATGAGGTTGAAGGGGATTTCTTCCTCGCGGAATAAATTCCCTTCGCCGTGGGTGGTGATGGTGGGGATCATAAGGCGGCGGCGATTTCTTGGGCTGCTGCTTTGTTTGTCTTAAAATCTTCGAGGTCTGCCGGCGGATTCGCGGCGTGGACAAATTCCAAGATGACCTTGGGACATGTGACGCGCCCGGCTTCGATGAGTTGGGCCAGCGTCAAGCCGGTCCAGTTTACAAATTGCAAAGTTTTTTGTGCGGTGGTGCTCATTCTCCGTCCTCCTTTGCGGTCCAATAGCTGCGGGCTTTTGTTAATGCGTCGAGTGCTTGGCGGTGTGCTCGTGGGTCGTTTGGGAATGCTTGCAAGCGGTCCAGGGCGGCCAGCAAATCGGGGGCGGCGGAAATGAGCTTCGCATTTGCGAGGGCTTCGTCGGTGTGGGGTGCAAAGGCGGCGACATTAACGCTGGCCAATGACAGCGGGCCTTGCGGGTGGTCGTAGGAATTGCCCTGGGTAACTTTCAAAATGCTTTGAGAAGAGTCGAACGCGTCGCGCTCATAATGAACGAGCCACGGGCCGGGTGTGTGGGTTGGTGCGCTCATGATTTGAAAATAATGGTGTTTTCCTTGTAAGCGGCGCGATTCATTGGGCAATCCATGGCGGAATGACCAAAATCTGTAACAAAATAAGAAACCTTGGTTTCTCGTTTCCTTTTAATTGCGTAAGTAATGGCGCGCTCTATACGCGCCGCCGTATTTGGACAGGTAGCCTCAATAAGTCGGCCTCGGGTTTTAATGTTTCCAGCATACCACGGGCCGGAGGTGTGAGTTGGTGCGTGCATTTGGGTTTTCCTTTCTTTGGGGGGTTAGTGATTAAGGAAAAACCAGATCGCGCCGGAATCGTCTTCACTGGTGGCGTAGTCATAACGGAGGTTGCAATTCCAACTTGCTTCCCAATCAATGACGATCCATGAGGGGAAATCCTTGGGAATCTCGCCGCATTCTTCGGCTTGTCGCTCGGCGAACTCGGCGAATGAATCGGCGGTGCCTTGGAAAGCGTCCCGGGCGTCTTCGATAGTGAGACCTTCGCAGCCGATGGCGTCGCAATATCGGGCCAATAATTCGCGGTCCCGCTCATCGAGGGCGAGCCAATCCCAAAGCTCGGCGGCGCATCCGCTCTCGCCGTAAAACTCGCGGGGGAATCCCTCGAAGTCTTGAAACATAAACTCGGGGTCGGCTTCGTCTTTGTGGAGTTCGGCGCAGGCCGCATAGAAGCTTTCTTTGTCGTGGCCTTCGAGGCTCATCCAAGCGCCTTGGAGGCTGCCGGAATTATACTTTGCGTAGGTGCCCACATAAAGGCGGGGCTCGGTGGTGTGCGTTGTCATTTTTCGTCTTTCTTTTAGAGGTGCCCGGTGCCGCCGGGTCGGAGACTGCGTTTTGCGGTCTGGCGTTGAATGTAACGACAAACAAAGGGAGCGCAAGAGATTTTTTTGAGGGGGTGTAATTTTTCTGAAAATTTCTGTTGACAGGCGCGGAGGCCGATGGAATGGGCTTCTGCCGAGGACTAGGGGATTTTATTCGGGAGGCGTTTGCGGGGTGGCCCCCAATAAATTTCGCGCTCGGGGATGGCGTGGGGGCTGACGATGCCGACTTGGGACGGGGGCACGGTATGGGTGAGAAATGATTCGGCGGCGGTGCTGCCATCGGGCCAGCGGGCGCGGAGGATTTGGACCTGGTAGCCGTTGGCGGGCCAGCGTGGGCGCTGGTGGAAATCGGGGGAAAAGGTGAGCTGAACGGGTGCGGCTCCGAGAACATCGCCGTTCCAATCAATGATGCCGCCGGGTGGGCTGGTGCGGATGGTGATCTGGTGCGGCGGGAGCGTGGCGCGGCGCTCGGGCAGCGGCTCGGCGGGTGGCCGGGTGGCGCAGGCGGTGAGGAGGGCGCAGGCGGCTAGGATGGCGGCTCGGCGGGGCATGTCAGGTCGTGGATTTGTCCGATCCAGTCTTGTGGGAGTTGGGTTGCGGGGCTGTTGATGACCCAGTGGCGAAAATCTCGGACGCTTTCAAGATCTCGGCACCAACATTCCCGCTCTGGGGCGCGGTTTTTCCCTGGGATTGAGCGAATGCCACGGGGTTGCTCGGCATCATGCCGAAGAACTGCCGGAGCGAGGCGACGACAACCTGCGAGCGCGACAAATTATTTTGTTCTGCGTAGGCGCTGACAAGCTTGTGCAAGTCCTCGGGCAAGCGGGTGTCTATTTTTTTATGATTCACGCCGCAAATGTCGGAAATTTTCTGATGAGCGCAATATTTTTTATTTGACAGTCTGCAAAGTTCTGACAAATGTCGGCACCGCATGAATGAGAAACCTAAACACCAACGCGTGACAACGCGGCTCCCGGAGCCGCTCTGTGAGCTGATCCGCGAGCGAGCGGGCAAACAAATGTGCAGCACATCGGACATCGTTCGGCAATCTTTGCTCGCTTTTTTTGCGGGTAGTTGTCAGACAAACACAGGCAAAACTCTGGCAGCCGATGAGGTCGCAATATGAAACGGGAGCGGCTTTTTTTGGTGCGCGGGTTTGACCCGTTCACGGGTCCGGTGGGGGAATATTTTTGGGCAGCGACGCGCACGGCGGCGGAGGCGGCTTTTTTTGGCCGGTTCGGGCTGCGGGCGGTGAGCGTGGAGGGTGTGCGATGAGCGGCGCGGATTTTTTGCGGTTGGGCGGTTATTTTTTGGAATTTGCCGCCTCGGTGGTCGTGCCGGTTTTCTTTTTAACCTGGGCGACTTGGAGGGCGGCGCGATGATTGAGCAGCATTGGAGCATTCAGAAACTAGCGGATCGGCTCGGGCTGGCTAAATCCTCGATTCATCGGGCGATCACTGAGGGGCGGCTGTCGGCGGTGTCTTTTGGGCACCGGCTGTTGATACCGGAAAGCGCCATCGAGGCATATCTAGACGCGCACCGGCTGGGGCCGCCACTGCCTGCCCGGAAGACTCGGCAAACGACACCCGCTCTTTCTTAACCCATGCCACCCGAGGACGCCGCGCCGTCTTTTTTTTGTGCCCAAAATTCCCATGGGGTGAATACCCCAGAGGGAAAGACCCCATTGCAGGCCGTGGAAGCCGCCGCCGCCGCCGCGCCTTTTCTTTTTTTGGAGGCGGAAATCGGGTTTGAGAAGTTGGAGGCTGTCGGGGAGTTTACCGGCGAGCGCCTGCTTTCCCGGAGGCCGGAGACTTATCGGGCCCTGGTGCGGATGCTGGCGGAGGGATTGAGCGGGTCGAGCATCGCCCGGGCTTGTCAGGTCTCGAGAAATACCGTGGCGGCTGTCCGGGAGCGGGAAGGATTTTCAATAGAGCAGCAGAAAAAGGAGCTGCTGACGACGATTCGCCGGGGATCGCAAGTCGCCGCCGAGCGGGTGGTCGAGCTGATCCCGCACATCCAGAACGCGAAGGATGCCGCCATCACGCTGGCCGTGCTCGTGGACAAGGCGCAACTCCTGGCCGGTGAGGCGACGAGCCGGGTTGAGAGGGTGGACGCTACCGAGGACAAGCTGCGGGATATGCTGGCCAGCTTGCCGGTGCTTGAGGGTGAGGTTGTTTCAACCGGTCCAAGCTCCGGCGCGCCGGAACAAAAGGGACCGGATGCCCGGGCGTTGCCTGGCCGGTCTGAGGCTCGGGTTGATATAGGATCAACTGCTTTAGGGGCCGCTTCACTACTGAGCGCCGAAGCGGGGGCCACTTTGGGGGGCCACATGGCCGAGGCCGAGGACGCCGAGCCGGTCGAGACGACGCCCCGGGCCGAGGATTTGAGGGGGGGGGCGGGGGTCGAGATTTTGGCAGCCCCCCCACATCACACCACTCATTCGGGTTCACAGAAAATTTTATCCAAAGGCGACCCCTCCGCGCCTGCGCCAGAAGCCCCCTAGAAACCATTTTCCATTTCCAACCTATGCCAACCCTACAAAAAGAAAAAAAACCCGCACCGGTCGCGCCTGTGGCGAAGCCGGAATACATCGAGGCCCAGATCATGGGCCGCGAGATCAACCCCGAATACCTCAGCCTCCGCGTGCCCGATGCGGATGGTAATTGGCGCAAGGCCCGTCTGCGCATCCCGCGCCGTCTCAGCCATTGCTTCAAAATCCACTCCACCGTGCGCGTCGCTGCTACCGCCGACCCCATGATGTTCGAGCCCTTCCCCTCCATCCTATGAGCGCCACCGAAGCTATTCTCTACGCGCTGGTTTCGCTCGGCTCTTCCTTCGCTTGCTACCGCATAGGCCGCGACGAGGAAAAGAAAAAATGGCTCGCATGGTTTCGTGCGCACTATCCGAACCGCCTCAACTCCCGCAATTTCCCCGAATGAAAAGCCGACTCCTCATCATCGACACCGAGACCGGGGGCTTTGACCCCGCGCAGCACGCTTTGCTTTCGCTCGCCGCCGTGGATAGCACGGATGGCGAGGCGTTTACCGCCCTTATCCGCCCCTCGCCCGAGTGGATTTGCGACCCGCAAGCCCTTGCAAAAAACGGCCTCACCCTCGATTTTCTGGAAAAAAACGGGCGGCCCGAACGCGAGGTCCTGCAAGACTTCGCCTTGTGGATCGGCGAGCGACGCTGGCACATCATCGCCGGTTGCAATGTCGCCTTCGACCTGATCTTCCTCACCGCCGCCTTCCACCGGCACGGCCTCGCTTGGCCTGGCCGGAAAAGCATCGATCTCCAAGCCGCCGCCTGGCTCGCCCACGAGACCGGAGCCATCGAGCTACCGCTAGGCAAGGACGACCAGCCCCGCCTCTCGCTCGACCACATCGCCGCCACCCTCGGGTTCTCCCGCAGTGGCAAGACCCACAACGCCCTAGAGGACGCCCTCCTCACCATGGCCTGCCTCCACCGCCTCATCGCCCCCACCCCCCAATGAGAGAAGAAACCCGCAAAGCCCAACCCATGCCGCCCGATCTCCAACCCATCACCCTCCACGACAGCCGCGCCGGTTGGAAAACCACCTTTAACGCCAAAGAAATCAATGACGCCTGCAACCGCTGGCTCATGAAAAACGACGCCTCCTTTGCCAAATCCCGCCGAAAAAAATTCGGCCAAATTTAACCACTTTATGAACTGGATAAAAATGCGCAGCAATCTCTGGGACGACCCCCGAATCAACCAGATTTGCGACCTCACGAGCAAACGCGAAAACGAAGTCATCGGCAGTCTTTATTGGCTCTGGGCAATGGCCGACCAACAGAGCGTAGATGGAAACCTCAAAGGCTATTCGCCAGCTTCCATCGACCGGAAGGCTTATATCAAAGGCTTCTCCGCCGCCCTTGTAAAAGTCGGTTGGCTTTTAGAAACGGAAGATGGAGTGCAGGTTGCACGCTTCGATGAGCACAACGGAGCCTCCGCAAAAAGACGCGCCTCCGAGGCCAAGCGAATGCAATTCGTTCGCAAACCGAACGCAACCCGTGCGCAACCCATGCGAACGGAAATCGAACAGGATGCGCAGCTAGATAAGAATAGAATAGAATATACCCCTATAAGTCCCCAAGGGGACGAGGAATTGGAGTTGGATTGCGAGGAATCTTCCGCACCCGAGCATCCCGTCCTCACCCGGTTGCGCGATTTGTTCCGCATGAAGCCCGAGACCGACTTCGACGCCTCCACCCACCGGGCTTGGCAAAAAAATAAAAAAAGCGCCGCCGCGCTCCCCGAGTCCGATTGGGCTCTCCTCGCGTGGGCCTACCGGCAGACCGAGGGCGACGCCGCCCGCTACCGCCGCCGCGACCCCGCCACCCTGCTGAATAACCTCCTCGCCGAAGTCCTCCGCGCCCGCGAATGGGCCCGCACCGCCGGAGTCAACCCCACCGCCCCCCGCCCCCGGCCCACCGAGCCCGAAGGCTGGCAAGACATCATCACCGAAGCCGACCCCAGCTACAACTGCACCACCTGGTTCGAGCTCCCCGAAAGCCTCCGCTCCTTCGTCCGCGAGCGCGTCGCCCAGATCGAAGCCGAAAACGCCGCATGAATCAAAATATGAAATTAACCTTAGAAAACAAACGCCTTCTGCCGTGGCAATATATGAGCAAAGCAGATTGCTCGGCAGCGGTAGAAGAACGGTTGCGAGCGATCAAAGCAGACATCGCCCCCCTCTTGAAAGCAGAAACTAAACGCAAAAAACGCAAATGAGAGACTTTCTACAAATCGTTGACTACGACAAAGACCAATTAGCGTATGCGCTTGCAAACGCGATCAAAGAGCGGGATGAGGCGCGGGAGGCGGCTGCAAAGTGGGAGTCGTCATTTGACGCCATGGAACGCGCAGGCGCAGAACAAGCCCGCCGCGCTGATGAGAATCGCGAATGGGCATTGAGAGCAGAACGCGAGCGCGACGAGGCGCGGGAGCTTTGCCGCGAGCTGAGTGATCTCGTCGCTTACGGACTCGGCCAGTCCGGCGAACCGTGGTCGCTCGATGCCATGCGCCAAGCCACGGACGCGATTAAAAAGGCAAAAGCCTTGGAGAGCGCGAAATGACCACCCCCAAAAAAACAGAAAACGCTAAAAGCCAGAATGTTACTCGGATAAAGCATTTTATTCCTTCGAGTTATTTAAGCAAACCGGAGCGCGAGGCACTGGTGAAAGAGGGCGTGCGTTTAATCAAGGAAGACATCGAACTTTTAATAAGTGCTTCAACTAAAAACAAAAAACGCAAATGACCAACCCACTACCCGAAACCGCCCTCGCCGAAAAAGCCATCCTCGGCGCGGCCCTCTCCAGCGGCACCGCTGCCGACAGCGTGCTCGAAGCCATCCAGCCCGAACAGCTCGTGCTGCCCGCGCACCAGATCATCCTCCGCATCATCGCCGAGTTGCGCGAGGCCGCCAAGCCCGTCGATTTCATTATTGTCACGACCGAGTTGGAGAAGCGCGGCCAGCTCGCCGAGTGCGGCGATGCCCACTACATCACCGAGCTGGGCGCGGATTTCGCCCAAGTCGCAAATTGGCGGCACTACGCCAGCGAAGTCCTCGATACCTGGAAACGCCGCAAAATGCGCTCCGCCGCCCTCGCCATGGCCGAGGCCGCGAACGACTACGCCCTCACCACCGACGATGCGCAGGAGCGTTGCGAGCAAGTCCTCTATGGCCTCCGCGACCACACCACCCGCGAGAACCCCGTCGCCCCCTGCCGCGATGCCGTCGTCTCCGCCGTCGAGCACATCGAGGCCGTTTATCATAACCGAGGCAAAACCATCGGCCTCGCCACCGGCATCCATGATCTCGACCGCTCGACCGGCGGCTTCATGGGCGGCCAGATGATCGTCGTCGCCGCCCGGCCCGCCTGCGGCAAAAGCGCGCTCGGGATGCAGTTTGCCCTTCATGCGGTCAAGGAACTCGCTGTGCCCACGCTCGTCTTCAGCGTCGAAATGCCAGGGCGCGAGCTTATGGTCCGCGCCATCTGCTCCGAGGCCGGGGTGAATCTCCAGCGCCTCCGCGATGGATTCTTCGACCAACGCACCCTCGCCAATGTCGCCCACACCGCCTCCGGTTTGGTGAAAAGCCCCCTCTACATCGACGAGACCCCCGGCCTCACCGTCGCGCAATTCCGCGCCCGCGCCCGCCGCGCCAAGGCCGCCCACAAGATCGGCCTCATCGTCGTGGACTACCTCCAATTCATGCACGGCAGCGGAGACACCGCCCGCCAATCCCGCGCCCTCGAAGTCTCCGAGATCAGCAAAGCCATCAAGACCGTCGCCAAGGAACTCGACATCCCCATCGTCGCCCTCGCCCAGCTGAACCGCGACGCCGATGGCGACCACACCAAGCCCAAGCTCTCAAACCTCCGCGAGTCCGGCAGCATCGAGCAAGACGCCGACACCGTGCTCCTCATCCACCGCCTCGATAAAAACAAAAAACGCGCCGACGAGGACGCCGAGCCCATGGATCACAACACCCTGCTGATCCTCGCCAAGCAACGCAACGGCCCCACCCCCGAGATCAAGCTGAACTTCATCGGCGAGCACACCGTCTTCCGCAATGTCACCGAAAAACAATACAGCAACAACATGAACCAAAGACAGAAATGAATAAAAGAGAAGAAAAGCAATTATACCAAAAATTATATGAAGCTCGTCGTGAGCGAAGTGCGGCAAAACTTGATCTAAAAAAAGCAAATAAATTGTTACAAGAAACTATATCAGAACTTAATGAAACAAAAGTTTTATTACAAGAATGCAATGAAATAAAACAAGAAATATATGAAAAAGCTTATTATGCCTTTAATCTTAACCAAGAAATTTTCTGCGCCTTTGGACTTCCTATAAAAGGTTCATATTCTGAAAACTTAAAAACAATTATGAGAAAAATAAAATCATATAATTCGTTAGTTTGTAAAGTTAAAAATAAATGAAATTAACCACAGAGAACACAGAGAGCACGGAGACGGCTACGCCCGAGACAGATAATTTCATACTCACCAACGCAGAGTTTGGTCCGACTGATTACCAGTGGAGGGTGCACTCTCGACGCTTAGAAACTGAGCGAGATAAATTTAAGAAAAAGCAAAGAGAAAATAGTAAAGGAATAAATCGTCTTGTAAAGCTAAATGAAACCATTCTTGCAGAACTTATTGCGTGTCGTCAGGAACGCGAGCAAGAGAAAGCCAAAGCAAGATGGATTTCAAAGGACCTTGCCCTACCCGACGACGACGCCACCGTGCTGATTCACATGGCCGATGGCGAAGTGTGGACCGGATTCCTCGATGCCGGAACCTGGCGTTATGTTTCCGGCGATAGCATTGAGGCCGAAGTCCTCCATTGGCGTCCATTTCCAGAACCACCGGAGGTTTCAAAATGACCCAACCCTACGAATGCCGAGCCTGTGGCCGCGAGTGGCAGGATCACCCGGGCGTGGAGTCTTGCTGCAAGCTGGCCTCCGGGCTGGGCGAATACCTCAAGTGGGCCTTGGGCTTTGTGCAGCCGCCCGAGCACGATCCGATTGCCACGCGGGATTATTACGAGGCTTTGGAGGAGGCGCGCCGGTTGGTGGTGCAAGCGAGTGGATGGAAGCGCCAGCCGTGACCTGCCCCGCCTGCCAATACCCCCGCAGCCTGGTGGTCGATAAACGCTCCGGCCTGCGCCGCCGCGAGTGCCGCCAGTGCGGGGTGCGGTGGAACACCCTCGAAATACTCGGCCCCGGATCGGTGAAACCTCGAAAGCCCATCCCCAAAAAACAAAAAACCGAGCCGAAAAATTGGCTCCAACGCATCGAAGAAAAACTCAACTCATGAACGCGCTCCGCGATTACATCGAAGCCTTCAAGCTCGACGAAACCTCAGTCCTTAACCTCCTTCAAGACCATGGCATCATCAGTGATGAATGCGTGCTCGCCGAGGAAGTGGGCGACTCTGGAAAGGCCATCGCTTGGCTGGAACTCAACCTCGAGAAATTGTGATTCCTCAAACGCCGCACCCCATCATTCCCGAAATCCTCGTGGAAGGCCGCGCGCCGGATGGCCGCATAGTGCTCGTGCACGAAGGCCGCCGCGTCGCCGCCAGCGAGCACCAATTCCTCGCCATCCACAAACAACGAGAGGAGCAAATCGCCCGCATGGCCGAAGACCCTTGGCGCTACGGGTGGGTGAATCCCGCGTGGGCGCGTGCCGATGCGGCCTTTGCCAGCCTGCGCGAGAAATTCCCTAAGGGCGTCACCGAGCTTTTGATCCTCGGTGGCAACCGCTCCGGCAAGTCGCGCTACTTCGCCCGCCGAGCCATGCAGCATCTCGTGAACACGCCGGGCGCAAAAGTCTGGTGCCTCCAATCCACCGAGGCCGCATCCATCCAAAACCAGCAGCCCTATTTGTGGGAATACCTCCCCGCCGAGTGGAAGCCCATGGCCAGCGGAAAACTAAAAAAAGGCGCGGTCGCCAACATCACTTACAGCCAAAAAGGCGGCTTCACCGAAAACTCCTTCGTGCTGCCGAATGGCTCGCAGTGCTGGTTCAAATTCTACTCCATGGAAGTGACGAGCATTGAAGGCGCGGAGTTGAATTTCTGCTGGGCGGATGAGCTTGTCACCCCGGATTGGCTGGAGGCTTTGCGCTTCCGTTTGCTCACCCGCGATGGCGAGCTGGGCATCGGCTTCACGCCGATTGAGGGCTATACCAGCACGGTCAAAGAATACCTCGATGGCGCGAAGACGCTGGAGGAATCCGAGGCCGCGCTTTTGCCGCTTTTCAAAAACGGCGAGCGCACTGGATTTGAGATGGTGCCAAGGGTGCAGCAATGCGTGCGCGAGAAAGCGCGCGTGGTTTATTTCCACACCGCCGACAACCCCTTTGGCAATCCCGAGGCCATGGCCACCGAGCTGCGCGGGAGCAGCCGCGAGCGTGTGTTGATGCGCGCCTACGGGGTTCCCACGCGCCACCGCATGTCGATGTTTCCGAAATTCCGCGATGCGGTGCATGTCGTGCCACCTGGAAAAGTTCCCAAGGAGGGAACGGTTTTTCACTTTGTCGATCCGGGCGAGGGCAAGACCTGGGCGATGCTGTGGGTGCGCTTCACACCGGATGGCCGCGCGTGGATTTACCGCGAGTGGCCGTGCCAAGATGAATACATCGAGGGCGTGGGCTACCCCGGCGCATGGGCCGAGCCGGATGGGAAATTGCAAGATGGCCGCCCCGGCCCCGCGCAAAAAGCCTGCGCGGGTTTTGGATTCGAGGATTACAAGCGAATCATCGAGGCCGCCGAGAAAGCCGATGGCGTCACGGTCTCCGAGCGGTGGATGGACAGCCGCTACGGCAACACGCCGACCATGACGCACGAGGGCGTGCAGACGCTCATCGAGCAATGCAGCGACCGCATCGGGCTGGACTTCCTCGCCACCAGCGGGCAGGCGATCAGCGAAGGCGTGGCTGTGATTAACGATTGGCTCTCCTACAACGAGGAAAAGCCCGTCGATGCGCTAAACTCTCCGCGCTTATACATCAACGAGCGTTGCCAAAATCTCATCTTCTCGCTCAAGACTTGGACCGGCGCGGATGGCAAGCGATCCGGCTCAAAAGACTTCATCGACATCCTCCGCTACATCGTCCTGAGCGGTGTCGGCTACGAAGACCCCGCGATGCTCCGCGCCCGTCCGGGCGGGAGTTATTGACACCCGACCCCTATAATGAAGCCAATGAAACTTCTGCGCCGCCGCGATGTCATGGCCCGCTTGGGCGTGACGCACAAGCAAGTCACTAAACTCATCGAGGTCGGCCTCCTGCGCCCGATCCTCAAACGCGGATGCCGCGCATGGTTCCGCGCCGCAGAAATAGAAAAACTCGCATGACTAAACGCACCGAAAACATTGGCTCCCTCTCGCGCAACAAGCGCAAAGAAAAAGAGACGCATCCCGATCACAAAGGCTCCTGCACTATCGCGGGCGTCGATTATTGGATCAGCGCCTACATTAACGAATCTCGCGACAACGGAGAAAAATTTTTCCGCCTCTACTTCGAGCCAAAGAAAACGGAAGCGAATCC